TATAATACTCCAAATGCATTTACTAGCACAAAATCTTTTAAAAAGAAAAAATTCAAATACGAGTCAGTAAATACGCCGCCAACCTATACCTGGGAGTCATATCATGATCCAGAATCTACTGAGGAAGATCAATCCGATAAATATTTTTCGTCAGGTGATAATATTAAATGGAAACGTGAACAAACTAAATATCCAGGTGTAGATGAAATAATAGACCAAAAATATTTAGAACTTATTGAATCATATAAAACATTTAATAAGACGGAACCAAATATATCTCCAGCAAAAAAAGTAAACAATACAATACGAGAAATTGCAAAGAAGCTTCAAGAAATTGAAACATTGGTAAAATACAATAGCAAGTTAAAAACAGAGTCTGGTGTTAATTCATCACATTATGGAGTTTCTACTAATAAAGCATTAACAAAAATATCGGAACGATTAATTAAAATATCAGAACGAGTTAGATCATTTGGAGAATAATATGTCAAAACAAATACTAGTAGATTATATACCATTTATCCCGGTTGGATCATTAAATGAATCTAGTGGCGATAAATATGGAGTTCCAGGTGGATTTGTAGTTCAAGGAATTCTTCAACGCTCCGGAGCTAAAAATCAAAACGGCCGAATATATCCTAAAAATATATTAATGCGCGAATGTGCTAGATATCAACAAGAATATATCGATCAACACAGAGCATTAGGCGAATTAGATCACCCAGAATCATCTGTTGTGAATTTAAATAACGTGTCTCATAATATATTAAAAATATGGTGGGAAGGCGATGATTTAAAAGGCGCTGTGCAAATACTTGGTACGCCTTCGGGTAATATCCTTAAGGAGCTATTTAAAGCCGGGATCACCTTAGGGATATCATCTAGAGGGTTAGGATCTGTTAAGGAGCTTAGAAGCGAAGGAACGGTGGAAGTACAAGAAGATTTTGAATTAATTTGTTGGGACTTTGTTTCCAATCCATCAACTCAAGGTGCATTTATGAGACCATCTCATATGAATGAATCTGTAGGCAAACCAAATACATCAAACAAATACAACAAAGTAAATAGTATCATTACATCAATTTTATGTGATGACGGAAAATGCAGGATATAATATGAAGACTCCAAATTTAAAAATAATTCTAGAAATGATGAATGGTGCCGAGGCACCTAAAATGACTCGTGAAGAAAAAACGGCATTTCTAGAAGCAGTAAAGAATTTCTCAGCACTAGGCACTTCGGTATATGGTCGTAACAATTTACAGGAACTATGTGATCGAGTTAAAGACATTGTTGAAAAAGGCCAACGAGTAATGACTGAAAGTGGCGATTGGTTCGAATCCGTAGAACACAAAAAAGGATTTAAACGAATTGAAGAAGATTATAAAATGTTCGAAGAGACTGCAAAAGAAATGTCTAGATTGCAAGAACGTTTAAGTATTGCATATGAAAATATCGGTCAAGGTTTGAATCGATATTATGATATGGATTAATTTGGTTGTTACAAAAAAAATAATTATATTATATTAGGAACGCAATGAATAAAATTAAAAAACTATATAAAGAATTTTTTGGATTAACTGAGCAAACCGATAAGGGAAGTATATCAGTTAAAGACCCAGCAAAAGCTGAAGAATTAGCAAATAAAGGAATGGATGTTAAATTAGTTGATGAAGCTCAATTAATTAATCATATGACTGATTATCGAGGCGGAATTGAATATGTTATCCGAGACGCAGCGCAAGCTCGAAACGTAATGAGTGATATATTGCAGTGGTCACAGAAAAAAGGATTCACCGTAATTAAAAAGAAAATATCTAAAACAGGAACAATCGGATACATCTATTTTCGATTGGGAGAAGATCCAGCACGTGAATCACAAAAGATTCAAGGCTATATTTCTCAGAAGCCTGAAATTAAACATTTCCGATTCAAAGTTAGAGGAGAAGAGGCAGTAGCAGCTACACCAGAACCAATTGCCCCAGTAGCAGCTCCTCCAACACCACAAGCACCGCAACCAAATATATAAATTAAAAGTTACATGAGTAAAAAACAAAAACAACATCAAGCAGTAGTTCCAGGAAATGCCATGGCTATACATGTAGTAGGATCAAGTCGCGAAGATTTAGGATACGCATTAAAAGGATGGAAACGCAAAGTTAAAAATGCCGGAATTATTGAATCTGCGAGAGAACGCAAAGAATTTATTAAACCTAGTGTTAAAAAACGACAACAACATCAAGCAGCAGTTTTTATGCAATATGTTAGAAATTTGCATGCAAATTAAACATTAACATACTACTATATTAAAGCCCCTTCTAAATAAGTTGGGGCTTTTTTACTGTTTTTTCAAACATACCTATATTTATTCTAGAATACGCTATCTCAATCTATATAGCGTCTAGACGTTATTTAAAATATTCTATTAAGATTTCAAATAATCTTATTTCCAAAAAACAAATTTAAGGAGAACAAACTATGGCAAAATCAGATTTGCTAAAAGAAGCGATTGCTGACGCACGTGCTGTAAAAGAAACAGCTGTAGCTAATGCAAAGATCGCATTGCAAGAAGCATTTGCCCCTAGAATTCAACGCATGATTTCTGATCAAATCGAGAATGAACTTGATAGTGAAGAAGAATTACCAGCTGAAGAACCAGCAATGGATGATTTAGGTGCAGAAGATGAGATGGGTGCAGAAGGCGAAGAATTTAATTGGGTTGATAATGATTTATCAGCTGAAGTAGGTGGAAACACTTTTGATTTCGAAGTTGGCATGGCTGGCGAAGACGAAATGGAAGACGAAATGGGTGCTGAAATGGGTGCAGAAGAAATGCCTGTAGATGATACTATGTCGGATGACGAAATGTCTGGTGAGTATGATGAAATGGATGAAGATTTAAATCTTGAACAAATCATCAGAGAATTAGAAGGTATGGATGACGAAATGTCAACAGAAGAAATGCCGGCTGAAATTGAAGAATCTTATGAAGAAGAGGATGATATGAATGACGATATGAACATCGACGAAATCATCGAATCTATACTTCGCGAAGAAGATGAAGTTGAAACAGAAGAAGAGCCAGCAGAAGAAAAAGAAGAAATGAAAGCAGAATTGGAAGAAGCATATAAAACTGTTCGTCAATTGAAAACTATTATTTCTGAAGTTAATCTTTTAAATGCAAAACTTCTTTACACTAACAAATTGTTCCGTAACTTTGAATTGACTGATGGTCAGAAAATGAAAGTTATTGAAAACTTTGATAGAGCTGCAAATACTCGTGAAGCAAAATTAGTATTTAGTACTTTAGCTGAAAGCTTTAAGCGCCCAACTAAAAAACGAGTTGTAAAAGAATCTTACGCATCTAAACCAGTTGCGACAACAGCACCAAAGAAACCAGTTGTAATTACAGAAGGTTTTGAATTGGCAGAGCGTTGGAAAAAATTAGCAGGATTGCTATAACAAATTAAAAAAACAAACAAGGAAAACTATGAGTATTTCAAATTTATTACAATCTAATGAGTCATCTGAAAGAACTGCTGCTTTGGCAAAAGTTACTAAATGGCAAAAGACTGGATTGTTAGAAGGCCTTAAGGGCGAAACAGAAAAAGCCGGAATGGCTACATTGCTTGAAAACCAAGCAAGACAATTAGTAAAAGAAGCTTCTTCAACAGGAACAACTGCTGGATCTGAAGAGTGGGCTGGAGTTGCTCTTCCATTGGTACGTCGTATCTTTGCTGAGTTTGCTGCAAAAGAATTCGTATCAGTTCAACCAATGAACTTGCCATCAGGACTTATTTTCTACCTAGATTTTAAGTATGGTACAGCTCAACCAGGATTTGACGATGATAACAATAACAGAGTAGGTGATCCATTTGGTTCTCCAAATGCTGATGATTCTATGTTTGGTGTTACTACTACAACAGCAGATCCGTCAGGTGGTCTTTATGGTGCAGGTCGTTTTGGTTATTCAATGAATGAAACATCAAGTGTTGCTGCTTCTACTACTACTGGTTCTGTAGCTGGTTCTGGATCTGTTAATTATGATGGTGATTTCACTAATTCATTAACATCCTATAAAAGAATTACTGTTGCAACTTCATCTTTACCAGGATTAGACACAACAGCAATTCGTTCATTTGCATTAGTTTCTGGATCTACTCCGATTGCTAATTATGCAGCATTTACTCAATTAGATACTACAGCTGTAGGATCGATCGATTTCATTATTGCTGCTACTGCAGTAACTACTGGATCTTTCTCTGTAACAGTTAAGTATAGCAAACAACCAACTGATATTACAAGAGGTGACTTTGAAGATAATTTAGGTGCTAATGGTAATGGATACAATAAAGATATTGATATTCCAGAAATCAACCTAGAAATGCAATCAGAGCCAATCGTTGCTAAGACTCGTAAGTTGAAAGCAGTATGGACTCCAGAATTTGCTCAAGATTTAAATGCATATCACTCAATTGATGCAGAAGCAGAATTAACTTCAATGTTGTCTGAATATGTATCAATGGAAATTGATTTAGAGATCTTGGACATGTTGATTTCTGCAGCTCCAACTACTGAATATTGGTCAGCATATAACAACAATGTGTGGAATGGTAACGGATTTACTCAAGCAGCAGCTGGTTCAGTTGGATCTGCGGGTGATGGTTTCTATAATACACAAGGTGGTTGGTTCCAAACTCTTGGTACTAAACTTCAAAAAGTATCTAACAAGATTCACCAAAAAACTTTAAGAGGTGGTGCAAACTTCTTAGTAACTAGTCCTGCAGTAGCAACTGTCTTGGAATCAATCCCAGGATTTGCAGCAGATACAGATGGTACTAAAATGGAATTTGCAGCTGGTGTTCAGAAAATTGGTGCGATTAATAATCGTTACACAGTTTACAAGAATCCA